CTGCTTCGCTTATTAATCCTAGCGCCTGCTCTTTTGCGCCTATCTCGCGTCCAACTTCACGCGCAGGAGCTGACACCTGACGCCCTCTAATTTTACCGCCTATTGCGCCAACAGTCGGCCCCAGTGGACCGAGCACTGCGCCTGCTCCGGCTCCAAATAGTGCTTGCTGTCTAGCAGCTTCCTCACGCTCTTGAGGTGTAGCCCCTTCGCCGTAACCGTATATTGCACCTTCCAAAGCCCCAACGCCGGCCCCAAGGCCAGTTCCTGCGGCTACACGGCTTAGTAAAGAAGTGCCAAGCGGAGTGACAGATATTGCAGGAGCAGCTATAGCCGCAGGAATAGCGGTCGCCACGCCTACGCCTGCTCTTGATATTCCAGTTGTAACTGGCGCTACTATCTCTCGAGCCTCTTGCGCCGCTCTTGTTGCCTGCGCTGCCTCTGGGCTAAACTGCCCTATGATTTCGTCAATATATGAGCCAACAAATGGTACGCCTTTTATCGCGCTTGCAGCTCTTGCCGGTAACTCACCTACTTGGCTAATAATATCTTCAGCCATAGACGTTTTGTAAACTTCTCCGGCTTTACCGCCTGCGGCTCGTATTTGGGATATACGCGCAGGATCTGATGTAGTGTATCCGTCAGTAACGTAAGTCTCTTGACCGGTTTGTGTGCTTTTTAAAATGCGCCCACCGTCATCAAACTGTTCGACTATCTCAGCGCCAGTTGGTGCAGGCTTGAGCCGTTGCTCGAGCGCCATACCCTCTTCAATTAATGCCTCTGCCGCCTCTATGTCTCCTGCTTCGTAAGCTGCCTTTGCGGCTTTACGATAATCTTCTACAGTGTATTCTGCCATTTTAACCGCCTTGAAGCCATTTTTGTTTTCTTTCGTTTAAAGATCCTGCCGCGCCAGTTGTTGGCTCGTAAAAAGTGTCTGGCGGAATATTTTCTCCCATAGATCTACGTCTGGCAATATCAGTATAAAATCTAAGCTCGGCCAGTGCGGCTCTAAAATCTTCTGGGCTTTGAGTTGTAAGCAACCTAGCCCCTGCTTCTTCAGCTTTCTTACCTTCTAACTCTGTAATTTGGCCTCCGCCTTTTAGGCTTTCAAATGCATTTAAGAACACGCCACCTTTAATTTTGTCTAAAACACCTCTGGCTACTTGCGCCTGTGGAAGCAATGCCCCAAGCCCTAAAGTGTCAAGTGCGCCGGTTGCTATGCCTTTTACACCTACAATCTGATCTAAGCCTTCAAGACTTAACAAGTTATCAATATCTGCTATCATCGCCGTGGCTTTTGAAGCTCCTGACATGTTGGACTCTTGCTTCTCAACATTGCCAAGAAGAATGTTTGCAGTGGGGGCGTCTATAAGTTGGCCAGTGAGGGCGCTCATAATTGCTTCACGCTGTTGCGTAGGACTGCCTGCCGCGCCTGCGCCGCCCATACCCATGCCACCCATAAGATTACCCATAAGCTGACGCCTAGCTGCTACCGCTTGGCGCTTACGCTCCATGTCGGCACGCTCTCTAAAGCCTGTTAGTGTTCCAGAAAATGCTGTGCCCTCTTTCCCTTGCAGCGCCATGCCTGCATCCTTAATTGCGGCAAATGCAAGCATTGTTCTTTGATTTTTGCTCAAATTTTCAAACGGGTCTTGTGATATAGATTGATCAAGCAAGCTCATCATGGCGCTTGGCGCGGTTACGGTTGTTGCTTTTTCTGGCATTGTCGGAGGAGTTGCCCGATCTGCAAGTCTTATATTTCCCCCTATGCCAAGTTCCGTTAAGGCATCTGTCGCGATGCCTTCTGAGCCAACGACTGGTTCGCTTGGCATTGGGCTAGTTAAAATTCTGTCTGCCTGATTAACTACCTTTCCCTCTCCCATAGGCATCGACGGGACACTCAAGTCCATAGCACCTCTTGCCAACTGCTCTGCCGGAGATCCTGTAGCCATGCTCATCTTCTGCAAGTCTGCCGCCGTAGCTACGTCGCCTGCCATAGCGTCTATGAGACCAAATCTGTCTATGTCTTCTTGTGTTAGTATATATGCCATTTTAACTTCCTACGTTCTTAAAAATGGTAAGTTCATTCCATAAGGCCCAAGCCCCATACCAATGCTACCTATCGCACCCAACGCAGGCCCGAGCCCACCAGTACGCTGTGTGGTCGTGCCAAGTCCGGCAGGTATACCTGATGCCGCGCCGAGCAATGCGTTCAAGCCAGTAAGTGGGAAATCTTGCTCTCTGCCAAACTGACCGTATGCAGCGTCTAACTGAGCTTGTTGTAACGCTTGTCCAACTCCCCCTGCGCCCATCTGAGCTCCGAGGCCGGCTAATTGCTGTTGTAGTTGTCCGCCTGCGGTTCCTAACAAGCCCTGCGCTCCTGCTTGCTGCAATCCGGCAGCATCGAATTGGCCGCCAAATGTCGCCGCTTGAGCTGCCTGATCTCTTGCTGCCTGCGCTTGCGCCGCAGCATTTTGAGCCTCGGCAGCCGTAAGCCCTGCTTGTTGCGTTAAGCCTGCTTGCTGCGCTGCCCGTGCAAAATCTTGTTCGGAAGCCGTAAGGCCGGCAGTTTGCGCAAGACCTGCTTGCGCTTGGGCTCTAGCCGCTTCTTGCGCCGCCGCAGCCATTGCCGCTTGCTGCTCAAATGCAGCTTGTTGCATTGTGCGTTGATTAAGGGCATCCATAGACTCCAAGCCTGCTTGCTGCGTAAGCTGCGCTTGCGCCTGCGCCCTAGTATTAAAAGCCGCTTGGTTAGAAAGCGTCGCTTGCTGCTCAAGTTGTGCCTGTTGCCTTGCAAACTCGTTAGCCGCCTGCATATTGCCTGCTCTGGCTGCTTGATCTCTTGCCGCCGCAGCTTCTCTGGCTTGTTGGCCAAGTGTTTCTGCTTGCAGCTCTTGCTGTGCCGCCAAGCTGCGTGCTTGCTGCACATTGCCAATGTCAAAACGACCACTAGCTAATGCTTCACTAAACGCTCTTTCACGCTGCGTTGCTGAAAGTTCTCCGGCTTGTCTTACAGCTTCTCCTGCCAGTATACCCTCTTGAACAGCCTGACGAGATCCACCAAACGCGCCGGCTGCTTCTGCCTCGGCAGCAAGTCTATTAGATGCTAATTGCCTTTGCCTTTCAATGTCTTCTTGGCCTGCTTCGATAACTGCTTGAGTGTACGGAGAGAGGTATGGGTCAATATCTGTAGTAGCCAACTTATCTACCGCAATCTCGCTTGGGGCTTCGGCTGCCGACACTGCGCCTACTGCTCGCATACGCTCGGCTTCTTTTAGCTGTGCGGCTCTCGCTCGCTCAACTGGATCAATTTGAGCGCCTTCATATGTGACCATATCGCCAATCGTTGTAGCCGAAGGTAGCATTGTTCTTTCAATAGTGGCTCCGCCGAAAGCTTGAGTAGGCTGAACTGTGGCTCCGCCATATGTTGTGACCGGAGCTGCGGTTGCCGCCTGCATCGGCGTCATCTGGAAGTCTGCCAAACGCCCGAAAGTTTCTCCTGCCTGCTCAAACATAGGCGCACCCATACTAAGGGCTCCGTAGCCTTCCATTGCTTGTTGTTGTAATGGCGTTAGTCCTGCAACAAGCTCGCCTTCATATGGGGTAAACTCTCTACCGGCTATATCTTTAGCGTATGGAAGGACAGTTTCTTCGAGAAACTCTCTTTGAAACTCGGGTAATTTTGTTTCGCTTGTGGTTTTAGATCCCATTACCTTAACTCCATCTCATAGTGAGTATACACCGCTCGGAAAGGCGACGCATCTACATATTTCCCAAAGCCTTTTCTACCATCTGCCTCTAACGCATCAAGTTGAGCGTCAATCGCTAAATTTTTAAAAAAACTTATTGCTTCATTCATCCACTGTCTCATACGCTTACCGCCAATAAATTCAATTTTTAAATTTCGTCTCTGAGGGTGCTTTACAACCACTGTCGTTATGGCCGCTACTAACTTGTCCTCAAGGTGAATAAGCCACATGACAGATCCACCAGATCTTATGTCGTCCTCAACGTCCTGCATTGTGACGTTTTGGGCTTGCCTTAGAATAGCCGGAGCCAGTAACTCCATCCCCTTACTAACAAACTTATCAAAATCATCAGATAGCACGGGGAGTATGCTTATCTTTGGCTTTGTGTGCAATCTTACAACATTATCTAACATATTTACACCCCTACGAATGGATTCTTGTAATTGCGAGGGTCGATGATGGCGAGGCAGGAGAAAACGACGTCGCGGCTGTTGCACCCAAGCTGCCATTTGTGCTATCTACCGCCCACTTCATTTCGATGTAATCATTGGCTACAAACTCAAGTAAAAACACTCTAGAGGCAAGCATTGTACCACCGTTGTTGTGTATTGACTTAACCATCGTAAGGTTGTTAATGTTTGTTCCGTTTTTTGCAGGCCAAAAGTAAAACTTTACATCGCTTGCGCTTGAGCTTGTTATTTCTGCGGTAAAGCTTAATAAGTATTCACCAGTTTCTTCAAACACAATACGCTCGTTATTGGTGGCGTCTCTGTCTATCTTGTAATTATTTGTAGGCGCCTCATAAGTAATGCTGTAAGCAGTATTAGCCGACGCAGCCGTTTGCGCTGTTGTGCGTATAAGTTTAACGTGACCACCCTCTAGCAAAATTTGGCGAAATTCGCCATTTCGGGAGACTAGAGGGTAGTCGTTTACCCTATCATATAAAATAACCCCATCTTCTGCGGCAGAACTATACTGATCTTTTGCGTCTAATTGGTTAAGCGCTTTGCCAAGAAATCGCCTAATGTTTTCTGCCCAAGCCTGTATATCTGGTGTATACGGTGGGACAATCCTCATCTGCGCCCACCTTGCCGCGCATCTAAGCGCATAATGCCTAATCTCCAATCAGTAGCAACATTACCTTCAACTCTCATACGAACTTGCCGCCCTTGAAATCTTACAGAAGTAGGATTACTCATGTTAAATGGCCCATATTCACTTTCACTAGTATTCGGATAAAATCTTGTTTTAAATTTTGCTTGCACATCGCCTTGCGTTTTTTCGTCTGGTATTAACTCCACAACATTCATTAAATTATCACCATTACCTAGTGCAATTGGCCCTGTTTCAGCAAAAGGCGTAGCACTATCATAACTGTAACCTATTTCATGCTCATACAATTCACCGTCACTTTTTATAAACATTGGGTATCTAAAAACACCACGGTCAACTCCTGCCGTTCTATCCATAGAGCCTGTCATCCAAATGTTTTCGGCATAATCGTATGCAACATAACGATTGCACTCTGTACTATCTGAGCTTGGATAAAACCACCATATTTCGTTCCAAGACGAATTTACAACGGCGCTTACTTTACTTCTTTGGTCATTATTAAAATCAGAGAAAACATAGTCTCCTACTTCACACGGAACATCTTGCACCCTGCCACCAGAATATATAAAGAAACCACGTTGCCCCATCCAAAATACGCCATTATCTACTGATACTGCCGCAGCCGCGCCTATTAAGCCGCATGAAGTGCCAACGCGCTCAAAGCCATATACAAATGGTGGCCCTTGATATGTCATTGTATGGGCATCTTCTGTAGTTAAAATTAAAGATTGCCCTCTTGTTCTCAGCCCTTTTAAAATTATGCCGTTAGTTTGTATTCTTAAATCGCCTGCTTGGTTTGTTGCCGCAGGAGTCCAACTTGTGTTATCTTCTTGGTCGCTCCATTGCACTTTCCTTGGGTCGCCGCCTGCGCCAAAACAAACAACAAATCTTTCTTCTGTCACCATAAAACCAGAGCAAGACGTAGGAGCGTTAGAAACTTGCGCTGCTTTAACAGCATTATTTAATTGCCATTCGTACAACTTTCCATCGTCTGGAGACATAGCAAGTAAATACTCACCCCAGTTATCAAGCGACCAAACTGTGGCTTTTAAAATATTTTCACTATCTACCCGTGGTAAACCGTACCCTTCTCGTCCGTAAAAACTTGCGCCATATCCAGTGCTTATAGTTGCGTCAACTCTACCGGCCGTCAACCCAACAGGAGTAATGTCTGTAGATGTTCCATCAGCTTGTAATGCGTAAAGCTTATTATACGTTCCAGTTGCTAAACGCCTGTTAGAGCTGTTATCTTCCCACGCTATAATAAATCTGGCAACGCCATTAATATCTACGCTTTGTCTTTGCCTCCACCCACCTATCGGGCGCAGAGCATCTTCATGCCATCTAACTAGGTTGACGTCACGCCACCTACCTTTTGACATAAGATCAGTGCCATTTCTGTACTGACCTTTTGGTATCTGTAGGGGTATTAAAGGCATCTACCATGTCTCCCCCATTAAGGTTTCGTAGGCCAGTCGGCATCTTCCAAGTTAGGCCAGTTCTCATGCGTTGGCAAATCTCTTAAGGCTTGGCGATACGTGGTCATTTCGCTCGACATTGTTACGTCTGACATGCCATGCCAGTCTGTCTCTGCAAGCTTGCTGTCTCTGGTTGATCTGTTTGATGTTGCAGTGTTGGCATCTAGTGTAGCTTGATACGCAGCCTCATGCTCTGCCTTTGTTGTCTTCTTGCCATCATCATCCGTAGTATCTGCAAACATGTCACGAGCTACAAAGCGCTGCACCCAATCACCGTTAGCATTTTGCTCCACGCCATCACGAGCAGATGTTTGATATGCACTAGTTGTAGCAGCAGGGCTTGCCAGTACTGGGTCAATGTTCATTGCGTCACAGACATTACTGTTCCACACTTTTGGAAGAGACATATTTTTAAATGCTGCTCTCCATTCGCCTTGGCTCTTAACTTCGCCTGTTGTTCTTTCACGATATTCTGACATTAGTTGATACTCCTTTTTGTCAGTTGATTATGGTTCACGCAATGGCATAAAAGATGTATGTTCCATCAGTAAAGTCACCTGAGATCTGAAAGCCAGATGAAAGAGGGTCAATGTAATCCGTGTTGGTAACTTCAGCCGCATTTGTGTTTAGCAATAAGTAAGGATCATTCCCAGAAACTATGCCTCGCACACTATCCCAAATATACCAGTCTCCAGTTGCATCAGTTCGCTTCAGCAAAACAAATCTAGCTCCTGATGCAAAGCCACAATCTACATCGGTAGAGCTTCCTGAGTGTGTTACTGAACCAACTTTACTGACACCTGCTAGGGTAGCGAAAAGGTATACTACATGTGTCTGACTGCTTGTGTTAAAAACCCCTTGGAAGTTTGTACTGGTTGGACCTGTACCCCAAATACCACTAGAACCTGATCTTACTGCATTTTTATCCAATTCCATGTAACCGTTATTAGGATCGGACAAATCTTTATGATAAACATACCATGCACTTGTAGTGCTACGTTTCTTCAACCACATCATCTCGGGTACTACACCAAGATTATGAGCGATGGTGCGAGTTCCTGTACCATCCCCTGTGTAACAAAAAACGTCAAAATAACCTCTGGCTCTTTTCCACATATATGAATAAGAGTTTGTGTCATTAGATGCGTTTGAGTTCCAACCGTCCATGTAATCCCATTCGTACTCATTACCATCTTGGAATTGATAAGTACTGTTGGAAAGGCCGAAATACTTTCCTGTAAGCCTTGTTGCTACATTGGTGTCATGAGTGGTATTTATAGCATTTGCTCTAAGTGCCATATCCACAGTAAAATTTGATACATATGCAGGTTCATTAGCACTTTTCGTTGCAACATTAAAAACCTTAGTGGCATCATCTGGTGCAGCTAGTGGGCCTCTACGTATTGCCATGTAGATAAAAGTTTGACTTGCAGCAATATAACCATCGTGAAAAAAACCAGTTGAAGTAGGAACAATACCTGACGTACCTCCTGTTGAAGATTCAGCACCACTTGTGTCTGCATAAAGACGAGCATTTTCTACAGGATTATCGTTAGACATACCTCTCATAGTATCCAGTAAATACCAGTTTGACGCTGTAGTTGAACATTTTACAAGCACAAATTGAGGTTCAAAACCTAAATTAACAGTAGCATCTCCATTTCCATCAGTACCATAACTACCACACTTTATAATATCTTGGTCACTATCAGGACCAAACTCACCGTCATTATTGTTGTGTGCGAATAGGTAGGCTACGTAATTAATACCGTTATGATTTACGTTTCCACTTAAATTTAAATTATCCGCATCAAATCTGGTAGTCCAATAGACAGAATTAGATTGTTCACCAACAGCGGTGTTTAATCTTAGAGACTTGTTGGCATTTAAACCTATATGATCTACCCACCAAGCATCAGCACTACCATCACCACCAACAGCAGCTAAAGCTTTATATACTATCATTGCAGGTGCGACCCCAAGATTATGAGGTACATTTCTTCCGTTTACACCATTCCCCGTATACGTCACTATGTCAAAAAATTTAGCCTGTTTCCGAAATGTCCAACTGACGTACTCAGTTCCATAACTCGCATTAGTTCCATTTTCAAAAAGGTTTGCTCCTAACGTAAAACCATTAGAGTTAAAGGATTGTAACCCATCAGACTGAGTAGATGCTGCGTTAGTGCTAGCAGTGCCTCCAAAAATACGACCTCCATTTGGGCCTGTTCCACGTGCTGTATCATAAATAGTGTGGAACGCACTAGAGCTTCCATCTCTAGATTTTAACCAAACCAAACCACCTTCACCACTAAGGTCAATGCCGTTATTAATTGCTTGGTTAGCACCAGTTCCGTCATACAAAAACGTTGAAAAAACTTCATCTACATCAAGACCTGCACCACCCCCTGCGCCAGAGGCTGCTGCCGCTACTATTTTAGAAGCTGTCATACTGTTATCCCATCGCCTGACCGAGTGTGAAGCCGTAGTAATTAGTACCGCCGTCCACCGTAATAAAGGCAAACACATCTACCCCTGCGTTAGTTGCAGTTATCGTGGGTGCTGTGGCGGCGGCCCAATCTACGCTTGCAGGCCAAGAAATTACTCTGGCTGAACTGTCTTGCACCACCTTCAAGATAAAAGCTGAAGCTCTGCCAGATGCGGCAGGGTTGCTAAACGTGTAGGTTACATTCTCAGATAAGGTATGCGTAAACACGTTACCATCTTGTAGGTTAATCGTGGCTGCGTTAGAGCTAGAGGTTACGACGGTGCTCTCTTCAGTTGTGCCGTTGTCAAACCCCACCACGCCATTTGCATCTGCCGTTACCGCCTTAGACGCTGCCGTTAATCCTAATGTTGTTATGTCTAAATAATTAAGTTCAGCAGTTGTTGCAGTTACACCACTAACAATATTAAGCTCTGTTGCTGTAGACGTGATCGCCGTGCCGCCGATAGATAGCGTGCTAAAATTACCAGTGTTCGCGGAGTTTGCACCAATGGGCGTGCCATCTATTGCACCAGAGTTAATGTCTATGCCTGTTACTGGCGTTGTGCCGTCAAGTAGATCATCCGTCTTATCCCAATTGGCATTTAAATAACCGCCCCATGCGTCCTCGTCTCCTCCAACGGTAGGTTTTTGAAAACTATATGTTGTTGTGTTTGCCGGCATTTATGCAGCCCTCTCTAAATAATCTGCGTCTGTCCAAGTTGTACTAGCTTCTGTTGCGTCTGTCCATACGGTAGTCGGATCAGTTGCATCTAGCCACTTGTACCTCGCTACTGTTGTAATTGTTGAGGCTGCATTTAAACTCGCCGCCATCAATCTGACGCGATTATAGCTTATATTTATGCTAGATGATAGTCCCACATTTGACTGGCCTACAACGTCTATAACACCGTTAGAAATAAAAGATGCGCTAGGCGTTATGGAAGCGCTTACATTTCTAACAGCAACGCCGCTAACAGAAACTGAACACGCCGGCGTTATGCTTGCAGCTCCGTCCTCTATTGAATAGTTTTCACCATAGACGAAAGAGCCATATATTCCGAGCCCGTACCCTGCTCTAAAACCATCTGCCTCTACATATTCAACGGCGGCGCTTACAACTGTGTTTTGAAGTGAAATACTTGCCGCAGCATTAGTGACCCTAATTGCTGCGCTAGCTGTAGAAGAAGAAGAGCTTATAGCAGAAGCCGCGTCAATGACAGTTTCGGCGGCGGCTGTTACACTACATGATGTGGATAAACTTGCCGCGCCTTGCGTAGTTTCTGGCTGCCCATAAAGACCAGAGCCATGCTCGCCAGTGTCATATGTAGAGCGCAGTCCCATTAAGCCAATGTAATATCTAAGTCACCCGTTGGGATTCGGAACACGTCGCCGTCGTTAATTGCTTTTGCAGTTGTTAATGCACTATGAACTATCATATCTCCTCCGCTAGACGCGGTCATAACGCCAATGTGAGATATTGTTCCCCAGTTACCGCCTGACGCAACAGGAAACTCTACAGCCGCCGTATTAGTTGCTAAGTCGTTAGATACTGAAAATGTTACAGCCGTCCTTGCGTAGCCATTTCCTGAGATTTCATTTGAAGTTGATCCAGTGTCAGTTGGGTCTGCGGTAAACAGACCGATATACCAAGCGGTTGGTCGGGTTACACTAGTTGCTGTAAATACGTAATTTAATACGTGCGTTTCATAAGTATTAGTAAAAGACATCATTATCTCCGTTAGATCGATCTAATTAAAAGATACACCATTTATTTACGAATAGCTAGTTATCCTCATACGCGGTGCGGTTACTGCGAACCTAGTATCATCTGAAGACTTTTGTAGAGATCCTAGCGCATTTTGATACAGCGAAGACCACACTTGTATTCTAGAGTCGTCTAGCAAATATGGAGCTGCGTGTAATAAACTTCCGTATAAATAAACATCGGGCGAATCCTGTAATAACCAGTTATACGTGGTGCTATCACTTAAAGACGGTATTTCTTCATAAAATGTAAGCTGCATAGTGTACTCGGCGTCTGGGGTTGGGAACACCTCTATAGCTTCGCCAATGTGGGTGTAATACTTTGGGCGACCTGCATTGTCGTTATTTTCTTCCCTATACTGCAACATATCGTCAACGCTTATAGCTTCGAGCCTAAAAGTTGTCCCAGACGTAATCGCAAAGCGCATTGTCTCTATCCAATTTGGGGGAAGCTGCACATAACGACTATCTAACGTGGCATCTACTCTTTCCACCATTTTATAATGACGCAATTTTCTGTTTAAATCTGATTCAGCCATAGTAATAAAATCAGGTATTACGCTTGTTAAGTCATCTCTGTTTAGCCAGTTGGCTATGGATGTCTTGAGCTCAGAATAGGTTGTAATGCTCATAATGTGCCGGCCCTTGTCCTAAATACTCGGTTGTTGCCATCGTTTAACCACTTACGCATCGCCTTCGGATCGTCTGCAATCCCTTGGCGCTTGAGCTCATAGTACACTGAAAGAGGTAATGACGCCACCTTGTTGACGTCTCGGTATCTATTCGGTGTCTCTTTGTATTCGTTTTTATTTCTCTCGGCGATTGCGGAGACATCTTGCTTTGTCTCAACGACATATTCGCCCTTATCGGTTACGTGCCAATACTTTGTTATTCCGGTGGCAGGGTCTTGGTCAAATATACGCTTCATTTCTAACTCCAAGTAAGTGGGGCGACCGAAGCCGCCCCGACTGTATTATGATGTTGCTAGGTCGAAGACACCTGCGTGTGCGCCTTCGTTAAGAACCTTCAAGCCAAACTCAGCAAGGATCATACGCTTCTCAGCGTCACCAGTTTTTGCTAGTTCTACTTGTTGGATCGGACGCAAGTAGCATACTGATGCGTACTCTGGGTCCAAGCAAAAAGCATCACGATCTCTACTAAATCGGTTTGCAACCACGTTTAAGGTCCCAAAATCTGACATGTAGACATCTGCCGTACCGATAATTGTTGTCGGACTATCGGAAGGAGCCTGATAACGCTGTGCCGCGATACCTGCAAAGCCTGATACAACGGTCTTGTTATGCGGCCCAACCATCAGAATGCTTGGCTCGCCACCGGCTGAAAATGCAGCCTGCATTGCGTCTTTAAGCATTGCTTCGGTAAATGCAGCTTGCGTACCATCTGTACGAGCGTCAGTACCATCACCAGTTGGTGAAGCACCGCCTGATCCGAATACATCGTTAGTAGCAATCCAAGAACCCAATCCACCGGTTTCCCGTGCGGTTGAGCTATTTCCTGCCACTTGTGCATTATTGTCAGTAAGAACTGCTTCGATGTCACGCTTTAGCTCTTTTCCGCGCTTCGCCAATTGATAACTTAATTCGTCATTTCTGCCGGCCAAATCTTGCGCTGATAGGTTGTCAGCGACAATAGTTGTACGACGCAAAATGTGCGTGTAGTTACCAACTCGAGTGGTTGCTGCCGCAGCATCAAAAGATCCTACGTCGTCACCATCGATTTGTGCGGTTTTGCTTGTTGCCGCCAATGAGTCAGTTTGCCACTCGAAGTAAGTGTTAGATACGTTTTCAGATCCAACGTTACTTTGAAATGGAACCTGTTCGGGCGAAATTGAGCTGATAATATCAGCTAATGATTCACGAATACCTTTGGCATCAAAGGACGTGAACGTATTTGTTACAATAGCCATTATAAATCTCCTATAGTAAGGCTTTTATTGCTGAAGCCGCGTCTTGGACACGGCCGGATTGTTTTGCGTTCTGAATCGCTTTTTGTGCATCTGACTTAGGTCTCGGCTGTGACGCTTTGGAGCCGCTTCTCAATGTCTTGGCGCGTGCTTTTTTCGGCTTGGCCTTTGCCGCAGTAACTCGCGTTTCTCCTCGATCATATAGCATGGCTTTCCTCGCTAACTTCACAAGCGTGGCATTTGTCAAACCGCCAATGTCCTGCTCGGTAAATCCTTCGCCAAGTAGAAAGTCCCGTATCTGGGTTGCTTCCTGCGCCGCAACTTTATTGTCGCGCCACTCGGGTATGACTTCCGGCAGTATTTCGCGTTGCTGAGAAACGTACTGCTCCTGCATTTGTTGCACCTTTTGTTGCTGCAACGCCTGCAATCGCTGTTGCTCGGCTTGGACGGCTTGCATCTGAGCTTCACGCTCGTCTTGCTGCTTCCGCCACTGACGTTCTGCCTTCGCTGCCATCGTGGGGTCTGTGTCGTACAGTGTATCCCAATCCGGCTCCTTCTCCTTCTGCTCAAGCCGTTGCTGCAAAGCAGGCAACATCTGAGCATATTGTGCACGTTCACGCTCGATTTCGGAGTATTGCGCTTCTAGCGTTTTACGCTGTTCTGCCAATTCCTGCGTCTTACGTGTGTAATCTCTCTGCCTTAGATTAGCTGCTTTCAGCTCTTCAACGGTTATCTCTTCACCATCGACCTCTACTATGGCCCCTAGTATATTGAAGGATTCGTCTTCCGACCTTTCTGCATCTTCCTCGGCTTCGAGCTCCTCCTCAGATCCTTCGACAACTGAATTATCTTGCTCAGTTGCCTCCATCTCCTCGGGGGCTTCAGCCTCCTCCACTACTTCTTCAGTGGTTTCGGCCTCAAGCGCATCAGTTGCCGCAGCGTTATCCTCTTCGGGCGCAAGTATGGCTCTGATTGCATTTTGAGCACTGTACAGATCAGTCCCTAATGGGTTGTTGTTTTCTGCCATCTCATTAACTCCATATTATGGGCTTATTTTCTTTTTATTTCAATAGCCCCGTTATCTACCATTGCACGCAGCAATTGTCGTACTGATTGAACGCCGCGTAATTTCATATAAATAGCCTCACGGCTATCACTATCATTGGTTTCAGTCGCTTTAAACTCAAACCAACAATCCTGCTCGATCTCGTCTAAAAATCTTCTGAGATCTGTATCTTTAAGTAGACGGTCTGCCTCCCTGCCGTCATCTATAATTTGCTGTTTAGTCTTCACGCGCAGCCTCCTTTATTACGTCAGCCTGCGCTTTCATAACTTCTCGATTGATTGCTAGATCGGATCGGATCTGTTCGACGTTGAGCTGCGTGCCATACTTGGCTTTCATTTCTTCAGCCTTCACAAATAACTCCGCCTCTAGCTCGTCACGCTTACGGTCATCCTCAAGCCTAAACTTCTCGCGTTGCATTTGTAGCTCGGCAGCTTTCTTCTGAATATCCGCTTGTATTTGCTGAATTTGCACTTGGATAAGCTGCTCGTTAATGTCTGGCTTTTTATCTTGCGGCGGTGGCTGAAACTGAGCCGGATCGCCCCAGAACTGTGAGGTATCTTTAAACCCTGCTATTTCTGTCATAGATTTCAATGTGTTAGACAGTTTCTGCATATCAGTAAGTGGGTTAATTGGACCCATCGTCTGCATCGCGTCTTTCTGCATCTCGGCAATCTGACGTAGCATTAGCATACGCTCGGTGTCAGAACCGCGTCCGAGGGCTACGTTAACTGTGACATCCATGTCGCTATTCCACACACGCGGATCTATAGGCACGAAATTATTATTCAGCCTAATCATGCGCTCGCGGTCTTGGTGGGTGGTTACTAGATGAAGCACAAGCTCATACATGCGCTTTACGCCCGTCTCGGCAAAGACACGCGCAATCATCTCGATATGTTGTTGTGCGGCGCTCACGGTGGCTGCTACGGCTGTAGCTGTGCTAGATTGTAGTGCGCCGGCATCTAAGCCTGCGGATGCCTTGGATATGCCAGTGCGAGCCTCTTTAACCTCGTCCATATACTGTAATACTGGGAAAGCGGCTTGGCCGACAAACGGCATGGCCATAGGCTGCACTTGACCGGCTGCACGCTGCCTAATTATTGCGCCGACCTCGGTAGACATGACGTCATCAATGTTCACCATACCCTCGACAACCGCGACCCGTGGGTGGATCGACATGCTGAGGCTGTCAAGTGTGTTACGCATAATGGACGACTTGATTCGCTGCACGTCCATCACCGTGTCGGCTACAGACATGCCAAAGAAGTCGTGTGGCTCTGGATCTGGACATAGCGTCGCAAACGGCGCCATGTCGCATGGCTCGTTCATTAAAATCTTGTTACCGTCGCCTGCGGTGCAAACTTTACGCAGCTCGGCAATGCCGTCGCCGTCGTAGTCAACTTTGATATAGTTTTCGACGTATAGCACCTTTTTCATCGCAGGGTCGTGGCGCTCGTTCATCTCATTTGTCAGCGCCTTGTTCCGCGTGTAACGCTCTACGTTGGTGTCCATGTCGTCGTATGACGCGCCGAGCTCGGATACCTCGTCGTAATCGTATCCCATCGCCACAAGCTCTGACACGGTTACGATGCGCCGGTGGGCAACGTAATCGGCTTGCTCAACCGACTTGCTTTCGCGTGAAATTAGGAACTCCTCCGGAGGCACGGCCTCTAGCTTAACGCGGCCATCTGGATGCGTGTATGTCGCCCTAACGGCGTGCATCATTGGCACTGGCATATCCTCGCCGGTGAGCGGATCTTGCATTGGCTCTCCCATAGGCTCAGACGCTACGATCTCCACCTCAACCGCAGGATCTGACATCAGCGCCGCGAGGGACGCGTCATCGAGGCCAGAATAGGAAACGGTTTCGTATTTCGTCTGGTCGTCCCAGTACACCTTCAGTATGCCGACCTTACGCACAAGCGCGTCCATAAAGGCAGAGTGCATTTCTAGGAAGCCGTTGTTGTCTCGATTTATGATGTAATTAGCGTAATCGGTAGCCTGCTTGGCTGCGGCGACGTCTTCTGGGCCTTGCGGCACGTATTCCACGGTCTGGTCGCTGCCGTGGAAAATACGCATGAGCGACGGCATAATCGCCTGCACGGTGTCGCGCACGTCCATTGATACAACTTGGCTGCGCCCGTCTTCCTCATTGCCAAACGGCTCGCCTCGGTAATACTGGGTGGCTGTGGCTCTCTGCGGCGAGATCCAGTTATCGATGAAGTCGATTGCGTCGTCGATCTCTTTGCCGACAATTCCTTGCAACTCCTCGTCTGGCATGACGTCAGGGTTCATCTCCTGCTCAAGCTCTTCTGCAAGTTTACTTACTTCGTAGTCCATGTATCACCTCTTGAGTAGTGGCTTGCATTTTTGTTAAAAATTTGTTAACTGTTTTATAAAAGGAGACCGATATGTCAAAAATAGAAACCGACCCAGATATAATACGAGAATTAATTTTCTTAAAGGCAAAAGATTTAGGCTTAGAAGAAGAAAGCCTAATTGAGCTTGATGAGTTACTTTGCAAATTAATTAACATAGAAAATCCAGAACCTTTTATTTACCCTGTTTAAGTAAGTCTCTTAAAATACCGTCTATTATTTCGTTTGTCATAAGTTGAGCAGGAACTTTAGTTTTTATAGCATGAGTTTTATGAGCTTCATTAAATGGCTGCCCTGACTTAGTTACACCGCCCTCCATAGCATCGTATACATCTTTAAACAGTTTGCTTTGATGAACGAGAGGTAGTGACCCTAAATAATCTCCTGTTATTTGAGTGTTATATGTAGAGTGTGGAAATTTAGGAGCAGGAACATTACCTTTTGGATTATTTGGAAGTACAGGCATTTTTGTGTCTATGCGAGCAGCTCCTCCTCCAAACATTCCTGCGCCCAACTCTCTTTGAGATGGATCTGTAACCGCATATCTAATTTGACCCGAGCTTGGAAAGCCTTCTTTTTGCATAGGTGAAGCCTCTGCAATCCTAATAAAAGATTTTCTAACCTCTGGGCTTGCGTTGTTTAAATATGATCTTAAATTAGGAGATCTGATACCTACAAAGTTTTTATCTACAGCCAACATAAGCTCATTAAAATCTTTTGCGCCTTTTTTGGTTATTTTAGCCCCTTTCACCATTTCCGCCATAGCGTCGCCTGTAAAAGTAGCAAAATCATTTGCATTAGGCGCCATACTGCCAGTTACACCTACAATATCTGCACCCTCAAAATTTTTCTCTGCTTTATCTGCGGTTTTTGACAGTCTGGTTATAATATTACTGTTTGAAGCCCATATAGACTTATCTGCTTGAGCCGCAGGGCCGCGCATAAAATCAATACCCCCTTCTGTATAAACTGGGGTATCAAATTTTACATCATCAATAGCATCTAATATTAAACCTCTTGAAGTTCTATCGCCATAAAAGGGAATAACAACTTTACCCCTCATATCCTCCCACGACATAGGCTTCCTTGGCTTATTCTCTCCTGTATCTGTAAGGCTTACATCAGTATCAGTTAAACGTTTTCTTAATTTTGTGTTCTGATACCCTAAAGGGTCGAGATCTTCTTTGTTTAGTTTTTGAGCGTTTTCGTCTACTGCAAACCCTAATATACCTGCGCCTTTAGATTTGTTTGCAGCCACAATGCTAGGATCATATGCATCAGCAAAATCAGCAAACCTACTTCTTAAAACCGCAGGATCTCCTGCTGTTCTGTCAGTAAGCATAACGTGGCTTACACTGCCCCTATCTTCAATAGCATTAATATAAGGTATATTCGTATATTTTTTATCAGTAAGGTCTTTTCTAAAAGCCGCCATACCTGCGTCAAAATCTTCGGGCTTGCTAAAACCGTTATTATCTAGCCAATTTTGCATATAATCCCGAGCCTCAATCTCAGTCATAATACTGCCGTCTTCTTTTAACAAAGGCTTATCTGTTCTTGCCAACAGAGGAAGCGTTTGTCCCCCTTCTGACTTTAAATATTCCATTTGGGTGTCAATATCTTTTTGATTTAACTCGCCAAATCTTACATTATACCTAGACAGAGCTGCGTCTTTAGTCCCCACATGTGGGCCAAGTCTATCAAATCTTGGACCCCCTGCGTAGGGTATTAAACTATCGCCCTTCATTTGATTATTGTTCATGTAATGAAAAACTGGAGAAGTGAACATGCCTTGCACTTCGGGATTATTTTTTATTTTAGGATCTACTTTAGTAGTTTTTGCTGTAGCTTTTCTTGTGGGACTCAAGGCGCCGCCAAGGCTTGCAAATCCTGCGGCATTTAATGCTTCACCCATAGCATCAGAGCTAGGTACTTGCCCACCGTAAGACGCTGAAGGTAAAGTAACCGCCCTTGCTATTGGGTCCAACAAGTTGCCAAGAAAATTTTTAGGCTCAAATTGCGTGTTTTTAATTGCGTCAGTGCCAGTTGACCCTACAGGCTTTGAGGCAAGACCAAATATAGTAGACTCTCTATTCCTATCAGACAAATCTTTTCGAGCATTATTGCCGAATCCAAATAAATTTTTAAACGGGCTGTTTTGCTCTCGATACGTTCTTTGCATAGTACGTATTTGATCATCTGTATATTCAGATGAAGAATTAGGGTTTGTAACCATAGATATAAAGTCACGAAACTGCCGTGGAGACATATCTAGATAGCTTGCCATATCACCACTTCACCTTGTCTGCCCAGTACGCCGCCGACATTTTGCCTTTGGCAATGTTTTTACCGTGTCGCGCCTTAAATGATGCGCGTTTCTTCTTCATCTTGTCGCTCTCGCCTGCCTTCGGCTTGCCTGCGGTTTTGGCGCCCTGTTGGCCAAACCTGATCGTCTTTACCTTATCTCCGGATTTCGCAACCACGACGTGCGATTTCTTCGGGTGGCTCGGCGTGCGTTTAGGCTTATTAAAACCCGAGACGCCGGCGCGTGCTAGGCGTGGATCTTTTTTACTTTTTCTTTCCGCCACTTTTCTTCGCCTTTTTCGCAGTCTTTGCCGCCGCCTTAAATGATTTTGCCGTCGGTGCGCCCTTCGAGCCTACTTTACGCATTTTCTCTGGTGTTTTACCTGCCGCCTTCTGGCGTTTGATTCTTTCACGTTTAGCGTGGATGTTGGTGTATAAGCCCGTTTTCTTAGCCATTACTTCTTTTTTCCCATCTTACGCTTGGTCGTCGTGCCGTACTGCATTTTCTTTCCGGATTTCTTTGCAGCTTTCTTCGCGGCTGCCATTCCCTTCTTGCTGTATGAATACTTTTTTCCGCCGACCATAGGCATGACAAATCTCCTTAACGGTTAATTTTGGCCAATAATACAGCATTATACAGAAAAAGAAAGACCGCGCATGTGCGCGGCCAGTTGAGGGAGGTCAATACGTATGGAGCGTATCGAGGGTAGTGTATCACAGTTTTCCGATTTTACGAAAAACTTTTTTCATTATGGGGGTTGTGTATGTGTTAACGTTTTGTTAACGTATATGTATAGAGAGAATCAGGAGGATCACATGAAAACCGCAGAACAATATAGAAAAGAACTTAAAAAAGAATTTCCAAACAGAAGCGACGATAACATCGAAAAGCTTATCAAGAATAGAATGAGAATGGATAAATATTACTTTGATATGTGTGGATATGTTCCAAGCGAAAAAATGGTTAACACATTAAGTAGCGACGCAATCATAGTTTAACAATCAACGGGGGCGTAAGCCCCCTAAACCAACAACGTAAGCCGTGAGTGCGAGGTGTAAACTACATAGAAAACGCCAACCACGGCAGTGCGAGCCAAGACCATCCTTTCTTTGGTGATCGCGTAGTAGGGGAGCTCGTCTGGTCAACGAATAAAGGCTCCCCTTCTTTAACTAAACAAGGAGAAATTTAAATGGCGATACAATTAAGAAAATGCGCGTGCAGAAATTGCTGCAATTTTTTTACTTTAAGAAATAGTAATTATTGCTGCACATATTGCAGCCGTCTCGCATCTCGTGAAGCTTGGGACAAAAGAAACCCAAACTATAGAAAGTCTAAAATCTACAAAGATTTAATTAATAAAAGAAAACGGGAACGATACAAAAACGACAAAGAATATAAACAAAAAATATTAAACACCCAAAAAGAGCGCACAAAAGAATTACGTAAAGACGATAATTTTGTTAAAAAACGAAGAGCTATAAACAACAAGTATAATAGGTCTGAAAAAGGTAAAGAGCGTGCTAAAAAATACATTAAGGAAAGATCTGAAAAAGATTTAAACTTTAAAATACTAACAAGATTAAGATCTAGACTTTATCACGCAGTTCATAGCCAAAAAACAATTAAAGAAGAAAGCGCCATCAAAATTTTAGGGTGCTCTACTCAAGAACTAATACCTTACTTAGAGAGTAAATTTTGCAAAGGTATGACGCTAGATAACTACGGCGATTGGCACATTGACCACATTAAGCCGTGCGCGTCATTCGATCTAACAGATCCAGAGCAACAACGCGACTGCTTTCACTACACAAATCTTCAACCTCTTTGGGCTCAAGACAATCAAATTAAATCAGACAAGTACTAAACAACGCCCCGAATACTACGCTTCAACGGTCGGCTCCATGCGCCGGCCGAACTCGTTCCAGACGCAAGCGTCGTGTGGTCATTGGCCAGTGACAAGCAAATGGCGTCGGCTCTGTCGGGCGAGGCAACGCCCCTCTTCTTCATCGCTTCCTTCGACTCAACTTGGATCTTACCTGCCGAAGTAAAGTGATAGCGTGGCGCAGCAAGCTCCGCATACAACGCATCGTCACGCGGCAAACGCACATC